GATTGTGCGGTAGAGAATATCAAGACGCTGAAAGAAGAAATGAATCAGATTTCTCTTTTCGACCTGAAAGGCGGTGAAACATGAAACCTGATGGAGTTTTATGTGTTTACAAAAACGGAAAGAACGAAACAGCAAGATCGTGTTTTTACGGTGGCAGATGTGACGGAAAGGATTGCTGCGAATACATCATCCTGACAGGGCATAGCAGACCGAAGGACAAAGTGAATGACAAATATCCATACAATTACTGCACGGCATATAAGCATATCACGCCGGAAGAACGCAGACGGATCAATGAAGAACGAGCAAGTAGGATTCACAAAAGACAGACGATAGATTATGTGAGTAGCGAAGGGTGGTAAAAATGAAACTGACACAAACTGAAAAGGCAAACAGATATGACGCACTTGTATGTGCGGTAGGCGTAACGAAAGAATCCTACGAACGGCAACTGAAAGAAATCGAAACAGAACTGACACAGCCGACTTCGGAGCAGATACACGCAATGTTAGTTGGAAAGAAGTATCTATTGATGGATGTTTTGGAAACTTTAGGAAGGTGGTGTTAGCGTGAAAGAGTTTTACGAAACAAACGAAGATTTCCGGCGGTATGTTGATCGTGAATGTGTAGAACATGAAAAGACCGTAGATCAGGCGTTGGAACTGTCATGGGTACGAAATGCGTATGAGTACTACAAGGACGCAGAAAAAGGAAAAATAAGCGTTACAGAAGTCAATTCCGGATGTGGTGCGGCAACGATTGCGGCAGATTGTAAGTGAGGTAAACAAAAATGAAGAGATATGAAAGGAAGAATTACGGGAAACAGATGCTTGAAGTAGTAAGCGGCATTTGCGATTTGCTAAACGAAAAAGTCGATTGCGAGAATTGTCCGTTTGAGGACAGGTGTTACATGGGGCATAACGGAATTGAGGACTACTTGATGGAGGAGGTAGAGGAATGATGACGGAATACAAGAGGATGCTGATGGAGATCAAGGCACTGGTGGATGACTGCGAGGAATACCAGCAGAGTGATGATAGCAAGTACAAGAAAGAGCGTGAGAAGGTCATTGTTTATGACGAGATCGTTCGGATTTTTAAGGGGGTGGAAGAATGACAAAAGATAAGCTTACAAGTGAAGTAGTAGATACTTTAGGGGCAATATATGAAAGAGGCTTTGCGGCTGGGAAGAAAGAGACATCAACCTGGATTTCGGTTGAAGAACGGCTGCCGGAAAATGCTTCGATCGGTTGCCTTGTTACAGTTATGGACACAGACATAAGAACACAAAATGAGTTTGAAAACTTATATCCAGAATTTGTTGGGTGGGATGGCGAAACCTGGAACGATTCGGACGGTGAACCTATACCGTTTGAGGTAATTGCGTGGATGCCGTTACCCGAACCCTATAAGGCAGAAAGTGAGGACAAGGAATGACCGAGATAATATCAAAGCCTTTTGATTGGAATGATAATCTTTCAGAGATAGCGATGGAGGATTTTTCTCTAATACGGGGAAACCTATCATATGGTACATCGCAAACTATCGGAAATGCACTTGCAAAGTTGGAGTTATTGGAAGAGCAGGGGTGCAAGGTTGAGCCGCAGGAAAGTGAGGTGGAAGAATGACAAATGAAGAAGCAATACACATCCTTAATAAGATAAATATCTGTTGTAATGCTTATGTAGTAGATAGAGCAATAACTATGGCAATCAAAGCATTAGAGCAAGAGCCTTGTGAAGATGCGATCAGCAGATCAGATGCAATCAGAGTGGCAAGCGGTTATTGCCATTGGTCAAACATTCCGAAAGAGTTGGAAAAGTTGCCGTCAGTAAATACGGAAAAGACAGGGTGGTGGGAATGGGTACAATATGACTTTGATCCGAGAATAGGAAATTGGCATTGTTCAGAATGCAGAAACATTATCGTCCATGCTGTTAAAAAAGATGATGTTGGTGGTATACCGATTGCAAAGTATTGCCCGAATTGCGGCGCAAGGATGGAAGGGGTGGAATAGATAATGGTAGATTTAGTTTCGAGAAAAGCGATCAAAGAAGAAATATCAAAAGCAATAAGAAACAATGCTCTTCATTATGAAATAACAATGGTAGATGATGTTATGAGAGTGATTGACAATGTGTATTCATTCCCACCAGAAGAATTAACACTTTCAGAAAGCCTTGCTTATGAAAGCGGAAAAAGAGAATCAAAACCTAAAAATGGGGTGTGGAAAGAAAAGTATGTTATGCCATTGAATAATGATGAATGTTATACAGAATATGCTTGTTCTGAATGTCATAGCAGATTCGATAAAAAAACAAAGTATTGCCCGAACTGCGGTAGTCAAATGGAAGGGGTGAGTGAATGATTAAAGAGATAAACATTATAAGTGTTGGAGATATAAGGCATAGATACAACGGGGATATTATTCAAACATGGAATTTTGATTATAATGATGAAATCTTGCGAATTGACTTCACAGATGGATCGTTTGTTGAGTATTACAAAAGAAACGTGATTTGTGTTGAAGTTATTAGATAGGTAGAAAGGAAGGTGTGAAATGAAAAAGAAACTAATCATCATATTGCTTTCCTGTTTGATGTTGACAGGGTGTGAGGATGTAGAACCGACAGGAGTTCAGGCTGTCAGTAGGGAGTATTCAAGTTTTGAGTTGATCGTTGATGCAAGTACCGGAATTGTATATATAGACAACACTGTTTGCAATTACGATGGTAATTTTAGGGATTACACTCACATTTATACACCGTACTATTCCAGAAACGGAAAGTTATGCAGATTTGTTGACGGAAAGGTGGTTGAGATCGAATGACGGTAGGAGAATTGATTAAACATCTTGAAGCAGAGCATGAACTTGTTATCTTAGGCGAGGATGAATCGTATATTTGTAGTTGCAATAGCGATTCTGTTGTTATGAAATACTTAGCAGATTGGATCGTAATAAAGTTTAAGACGGGTGCTGAAAATCCATACAATGAGCGCGCTGGATTGAAAATCAAGATCAAGGAAAATCTGCCGTTTTAGGAAAGGAGGGTTTGAAGTGACAAACAAAGAAAAATTTGCAGAAGTTTTCGGGTTTAAGCCGGATGAGGATGAAAGAGTTTGTGTCGTTCCGCCGAAGTTTTGTTTAGGCAACGAATGTAAAACCTGTCCTTTTGATGATTTCTGGAACAAGGAATACAAGGCGTGTTTCACGCTTAGTTTAGCAGAAGGGGGTATTGGAATGAACTTAGAACAGAACGTGAAAGCAGTAATCGAAAGTTGTTTTTCTGAATCAAAAGAAGAAAATCAGAATATTGCTGTTGACAAGATTGTAGAAGTATCAAAAGAAACAATAAAGAAAGCAATCAGTCACGCGGTATTACAAGAAGTATTAGATTATCACATTTTTTTTGTTGACGATGTTATGAAAGTTATTGACGAAGTATAAAGAAATCCCCGCCGTTTGCAGCCGGTGGGGAAATTGAAAGAAAGTGAGCCTGTGTATTTAGTATACGAGGGTTGCATAAGTTTGTAAAGGGGGTGGTATCTATTGTACACAGCAGAAGAATATTTACAAGCCGCGTTGGATAGTGGTATGATAGATATTGCCACACTACAAGCGCAAATCGAAATGGCAGAACGAAAGAAGTATCTCGAAGGACACAAGATTTGGCAAGGCAAGAACGGATCATGGTACACGAAACTGAAAAAAGAAAGCGGAACTGTACTTGTCCGAAAATCAACAAAGGGGGCGATAGAAGAAGAGATTATCAGGTACGAAAAACGGACGGAAGATCGTCCAAATGTCAAAGAGATTTTTTACAGATTTATCAATCAGAAGTATAGATATAAAGACATATCCCAAAGCACGTACAGTAAATACGAAGCCGATTACAAAAGGTATATCAAAGGCAAGCCGATTGAACGGATGGAGTTTAGCAAACTGACGGAAGAATACCTGGAAGATTTTATCCGTTGCACGATTGCAGATAATGACTTGACGATGAAAGGTTATTCCGGTTTACGAACAATCCTACGCGGTATGCTCCTGTATGCCAAAGGCAAGTATACGCAGATAAGTGCTGAATCCTTTTTCGGGGATATGCAATTTTCAAAAAACACATTCCGTAAAAAGATCGTTTGCAAAGAAGAACAGGTATTCAATGATGAAGAAATACCGCTTGTTATTGAATATCTTGAAAAGAAACAGACGATATTTAATCTCGGAATTATGCTATGTTTCCATACAGGACTTAGGAACGGAGAGTTGTCAACGCTAAAGAAAATGGACATTTCCAAAGATAATGGCAGTTATTTTATCCATATCCAAAGGACAGAGATCAGTTACAAAGACAATGGAAGTCACGTTATTGCGGTCAAGGAATATCCAAAATCCAGCGCGGGTGACAGATATGTTTTCTGTAACGATCAGGCGGCAACGATCCTTGAAAAGATATTTGAAATCAATCCTGATGGGGAATATCTGTTTGAAAGAAACGGACACAGGATCAGAGAGCGAAGTTTTAACAACTATCTTCGGGCAGCTTGCCGGAATTTAGGAATACCATTTCGGTCAATGCACAAGATCAGGAAAACGTATGGAACGGCTCTGATAGATGCCGGTGTCGACGAATCAATCATCATCGAACAGATGGGGCATAGCGATATCCATTGTACGAAACAGTATTATTATTTTTCTAACAAAAGCAGAGATAAAAAAATCGAGCAACTTGGCGGCGTTACATACAATTAAGGTAGAGATAGGTTACATAGTAACCAAATGTAACCTTTTCGGAAGTGCCGGAAACCCAGTAAATACGGGCGTTCCGAGAGTTTGGGTGCTACGTTCAAGTCCCACTGTCTCCACTCTAAAAAAGTCAGTAAATACGCGGCTTCCCGCAATCGGCACGACAAGGAAAATTGTCAAATGTAACCCAAAAATGTAACCGAAACAAGTGTTCGACCAAAGAAAGGAGAAACCTTGTAGTGTGGCGGTTTCTAAAGGGTGAAAAAATGGAAAATCAGATGCAAGACATAATCAACGATTTAGAGAGCCTTCAATTCGACATTTTGTTTCAGAAAAGGAAAGAGAAAAGCAAGGTGAAACAACAGATATTTGCTGACTATGACAACTTCATCGACAGGATCATCGACAAACTTTATGCGATGAATGACTGAACAAAAAGCGAGAAGCCGGACACCACTCCGGCTTCTCTTTTTAACCAAACACCAAAATCCAAAGAAAGGATTTCGATAAAGTTGTGGGTAGGGATTTGCACCCTACAGTTCCGCACGGCGGCTCGTTTTAGCGGATTCCCTGTACCGTTCCAGTTAGCGTCTACCTATTCCGCCACCACAACTCGCGTACTAACGCGTTCAATTTATTTTAGCACAGATTTCAGAAAAATGCACAGAAAATCTGTCGCACCTAAAATCCGGTCGGAGAAAAATTTATTTCAGATATCCGCCATCTATCAGTTCTTTGCATTCTTTCTTCGTTTTGCCGATTCCGATTCTTTTCCCGTCACGGAACACTTCGCAAGTACGATGATAATGCCCCATATCATGCAATGCGGTCATGTGGATTTCCAGCACAAATCCTTTGTATTCTTCTGTTGATTGGATGTATTCTCTTATCATAATCGTTCTCCTTTCCAAAACTCGCGTACTAATCATTTTCAGATTTCTACCAGAGTGATCCTGAAAAATGCACCAAAAATTTTTCGCCCTGAAAAATCACTCAGAGAAATTTTTTTCTACGATTTCCGTCAACCTGGCGCATGAATCCATGAACATCTGTGCATCTTCATCGAAACCTTTTCCGGCGATCTTGTCTGCAAACTTCGCAAAAAGTAGTTGCATGGTTGCCAGGTCGATTTTTGTTTGTTCGTCCATTTTCATCTGTCTGCTCCTTATCTGCATTTTCTTATATCCAAAATGATAGGATCATAAATAATGATTTCGTTTATATCTTCGCCGCCTTCTCCATCTGTTCCCATAACGATAAAAGGTTTTCTGCTTCCGAAAACATAGCATTTTGAAGATTCGATAGCGTTAGATAACTTGTCTGCTATTGTATCTACATCATCCCATACAGTATCTATATCGGTATTGTATGCAGAAACGCCGTTCAACTGCTCGTCTGTCATTTCGCCGTCATCCCATCGGTAACTTGGTCTTAATTCTTCTGCGTATTCCGGCTCGATTGCCCTGATACCAATAAATGTATAGTCGGAGAAATCGTCATTGTTTGCGATGTATTTTGCGATTTTGAATATATTATCTGTTGACAGATTTGATATGTCATACATTTCATCAAAACTCTTGATTGACATTTTTGTATTCTCCTTTTCTGCGTTTATCTAAATAATCTCTTGGGGCTATTTGCTTTCCAGTGGTTCAAAAGTCTTTCGGTTTCTTCATCCGATACCATCGGGATTTCTGTTTTCAGCGTTTCTTCCGGCGTGATATAAAATCCGTATCCGTATCTCGGCAGTTCTTCGCATCCGTTAAAACCTAAAATATTCCGACTGTCCTGTGCCGATCGCGTATGAAGTCCTACGATAGAATCAAAATTGACTTTGATCTGTGTTGGAATGACAGTTGACAGAGGGCATTGTGTTGCGGCTATGATGTGGATGTTTGCTGCCCGTCCGATCTGTGCAAGTCTTTGAATGATCGGTGCTGCCTTTCTGCCGTATGCCGTCATAATATCTGCAAGCTCGTCAATGATGATATATACATCCGATCCATCATATTTCTTTAAGCCTTTTCTCTGCATTTCGCGATACCTGGATTCCGTCAGGATCATTGCCCTGTCAAGTGCTTTCAGGATATCCACCGGATCGGATGCGTACAGAAGAGTGTGCGGCAGATTTTTGTACTGTGCAAGTTCAACTCTTTTCGGATCGATCAGGATAAATTCTGACTTTGCAGGACTGTTGAAAAGTGCCGTGCTAACTATGCCGTTGATGACTACGGATTTTCCGCTTCCTGTTGCTCCTGCGATCATGAGATGTGTTTGCTTTAACATATCCCGATAGATTGTGTAGGCTGTGCCGCCTGGTGTTTGATAACCTTTTTTCATTTTCTGATCCTTTCTGCCGCGAAAAAAATCGCGTACTAATTGTTTTTGGTGTTTGGTTTTTATCGTAAAAAAATTTTTTGTGACCTTGGAAAAAATATTTTTTTGCTATTTTCAAAATAGATAGGAGGTTTACATAACTTTTTTTTCGTCGACCTTGCCCGCTTGCCTTTTTCGGCTTTTCGTGGCGGTTTCGCCGCGCCGGAGTTGTGTGCTGCGCGGCTACAATTTGCCTTGTGTGGCGTTTTGCGGCTTGCCCGTGTGGGTTTCCCTGTCTTGCGTTCTGTTCTCGCCGTTGTGGGCGGTTTTCTGTTCTGCCGTCCGTGGTTTTCATCTGTCAGAGTGTTGTGGCGTTCTGTTCTGCCGTCCGTGATGATCTTGTCACGGCTTGCCCGCTTTGATCGTTTCCGGCTCGCCGTCTGTGGCTTTCATCATGCAAGCGTTATGCCGTCCGTTTTTGCCCGTTTTCGGCTTTTCTCTGCCCTTGTGGGGTTTCCCTTGCCTTTGATCGTTTCAAGGCTTTTTCAAGCCGTTTTCGGCGTTCTGTGTGTCGTCCGGCTTTACTTTTCATCATATCGCCGCTTGTGTGTTGCCGTCAACCTATTGTAGAACGCTTATTTTTGCCCTATTTCGCGTTTTTGCTGTCGTTGTGGTGTTCTATACCCTTTCGACCTTGTAAAGCGTTTTGGGGCGTTTTTGGGCGTTCTGTGGGTATTCCGTAAAGCTGGATAACGCCGGATCAAATCAAAATGTTTTCAATGTGCGATAAAATACCCCGTGCGCCGTCTGAGGGCGCGCACAACTACTTTTGCAAGTGGTCACGGGGCGCAAAGTCTTATTTCCTTGTGTATTCCGCTTTAATGATCGAATTGCGATAGATCGCGGAAACCTTGCTATAATACTCTTTTTCAAGGTTGTGAGCGTTCTCGCCTTGTTTGCCGTCAAGCCGGATTTCTATAACTTGCTCGTAGGGTGCTGTGTGTGTGCTGACAGTAAAGGTATAAAGCCCCTTCGCAAGTGCTATCAATTCATAATCGCATCCGTTGTCAACAAATCGACCTTTTCCGATGTCTTGTAGTGCTTCGTATAATGTCATGTTGTTGCCCGTCCTTTCTTGTCAAGTTTTCCCCGCCTTTTTACGGGCGGGGTGTTGACCTGGTTTCTATTATATCATGCTTTTGTTGTTTTCATCTGTCAATTTCTTCCCAGAGCTGCACGGCTTCGCCTTCTAACAATTCCACTAATACGCCGTATAAGTTCGATATACCGATATAACCGCCGATAACGCCGTTTTTACCGTTCTCGTCCTCGTACATTATCGGATACGATAAACGCGGTATTTCGTCGAAATGGTAGCGTGTTCCGTTCCATACAAAATACGGATTTTCTGAAAAATAGATTTTCTTTTCCCGCCCTATTTTGCGGATGCTGTTGCCGTCTGTTGTGGTGTATTTTTTTTTCATGTTTTCGCCCTTGTCCTTTCTTCTGTTTTGGTTGTTTGGTTTCCGGCTTTCGCCGATTCCCCGCGGGCGGTGATGATCCGCCTTGCCGTTCTCCGCGCGGGGCGTGAAACTATCTGATAGTTTCGTAAATGTTGCCGCTTTCTGCGGTGTAGAAATGTCCTGCCATTTCGATTTCTCTGCCGTATCTTTCAAAGTCAAAATAACTAATAATGTTTTCGGGGATGTTGATTGCTTCATACTCTTCGATGTAATAATATCCGATGTATTCTTCTTTGCTCATTGTATTCGGGCACTTCCCGAGGCAATATGTATCTTTTGCAAGTTCGATAGCCTCTTCAAAGTTCGATGCGTGATAGTATGCCGCCGCGAACGTTTCCGCGTCTATATCTTCGATCTGTTCCGCGATTTCGTTCAAGTGTGCGATGCTTTCATACTCGCCGCAAGAAAAGCCGTCAATGTCGCTTTCGTAGTCTGTGATAAAGTATTCTTCGTAGTATCTGCCGTATGCGTCCGGCTTGTCACTGATTCCGATGCGCTCAAGCGTTGCTGCGATTTCTTCATCAGTTGCGGGGAGTTCCAACCACTCGCCCACTAAATAACCTTCGTTGTACTTTCCTAAATTTGTTACATAAATGCTAATTTTTGCCATGATGTTTTCCTCCTTCTGTGGTGTTTGGTTTATGCTACTCTTTCAAGGATAACGCCGTTGTCTTTTTCTAATTCCACGGCTTCCGCGGGTGTCAACTCTACAATCCCGATAAAATAGCCGTCAATGGTGAGTGTGTACTCTTTCATGGTGTGGTGTTCTCCTTTCTTCTTTTGTGGTGTTTGGCTGCCGCTTGCGGTTTGCTCTTTTCGGAGGAAACTGTTTAGATCGGTGTTTCCGGCTTCCCCTTATTCGGTAGCGGTTTGAAACGGTGTTTTGTTGTTTGGTATGGTTAGACTATAGCACTACTTTTAGTGTTTGTCAACACTATTTTTAGAGTTTTTTCAAAAAATTTTTTAGGGGTTGAAAAAGTGCCGTTTTTATGGTATTCTTGACACTATAAAAGCACTAAAAAGGGGGTGAAAAAGAATGATAAAATACAAAATAGATATTGTAAAAGAGTTATCGGAAAAGGGGTATAATTCAGCAAAATTGCGAAAAGACAAGATTATGTCACAAGCGACTTTGCAAAATATCCGTCATGGTGTCAATTTTAATATTCAGACTTTGAATGATATTTGTATTATGCTTAGGTGTCAACCTTCAGACATAATCGAAGTAGTTGCAACAGATGAAGAAAAGATAAAGTTTTTCTGACAGTCAAGTGATGATCGGTTACAAGGGCGGGTTTTTCCCGTCCTTTTCTTTTGCGCAGCGCGGCGGCTTTTCCGGTTTCTGCATGATGATCCCGCGTCAATTTTTTGAATATCCAGGAACGCACAACGCTCAAAATGGCTTATTTAGGGCGGTCAAGATCGCAAGGTGATGTAGAGTGCCTTAAAGGGGGTTAAAACGCTTAAATGGGGCAAAATGAGCCTTGTAGGGCTATTTAAGTATTGACAAGCCGATTTTACAAGCCTATATATAAATATATAAGGGTTGTTTATATCTCATGTATAGATATGGTGATTATATGGAAGTAGTACAAGATACAATAGACAATATCGAAGTATATGAGAGTGATATTGATTTATATATAAAATTATTCTGCGAAGAGAATAATATATCATGTATCAATGACATATCTCAATCTGTATATAATGCAATGTTAAGGTATGTATATAAACATTGTTTTATGGGTACTGATAAGTTAAAGAGTAAAAGATTATATTCTACTTCCGATCGTATTAAAAGCAATTATAATGCCTATGATATAGATATATGTTATTCATTGTGCGACCATTATATATATCTATGTCAGTTGTATGATAAAGAGATATCTATTGTTGGTTATAGTACCTTAACAGGAATAGAACAGAATACAATTTATAGTTGGGGTAAAGAAGATCAGAGAAAGACACTAAGTTCAAAAAGTTGTGACATATACAAAAAGTTGGTATCTATGAGAGAGAATAGTCTATCCGATAAACTGTCAAGTGGTAAAGGGAATCCGGTTGGAATCCTTGCAATTCTCAATCATTGTTATAACTGGGCGGGCGTTGGCAACATGGAACAGCAGAAACCGCAGCAGATTAGCTTGTCAGATGTGCGGAAACAGGCGGCTGTATTGTCTGACAACTCACAAGAAAAGCCTTTGCAGATCGCGAAAACTGGTGATTGAAATTGTCTGACAAATAGACACAATTATAAGTCCAGTATTTACAAGGGGTTTCAGAGTTAAGGGAAGTATAAAGATATACAAAATATAGATTTAATATACCTTTAGCCGTGATTTTGGGAATTGTTTGACACAATAGAGCAATTCGAAAAAGTTTCGATCCGGCGGTGGGGGGGTGGGGGCATGGTGGATCACCCCAGGGCGGCTCTCTTAGTCCTAAAAATATCCCCGCAAACAAAAAGGGTGTTTTGAGGAATATATATAATAAGGCTTTTGGGAATATAAGATATATAAATAATACAGACTACACATTACAAAGGGTTGTTTTAGATAAATATATAACAATCTAATCAACCAAACAAAGGGTATATATAATATATATAAAACCATACAGTAAAATATAATATACAAAATATTCACCGGAACAAAAAGGGTGTTTTATAAATAATATAATATAAACCGCTCAACACAATAACATACAGAGATATATATTATATTATTTCAATATCCCATATAACCATAGGTCTTATATATATCACAACAACATAGGATATATCAATGAGAATTATGGCTAACACATATAAAGATATCAAATCCATAGTTGACGATCATATCCAGGAAATAAAGGATTCGATAGATCAAGTTGCTTTGGCTAATATAAGCGAAGAAGAAAGATTTAGATATGTGCTTTATGGCATTATCGAAGTGTATGAGAAATATAGGGTGGGGAAATGACAGGGCGTTGCAAAGAATGTAGGCATTACACCAAAGCGTTGTTGAACGAAACGGAAACAGAGTTTTGCGGTTGGTTGCTGAAACCGATTGACGATGTAAGCCTATATTGCAATTCTTGGAGCAGCAAGGATAAACCACCATTAGGCGTGAAACCTTCATTCTTGACCGCAGAAAGCCGGATATCAGACCTTGCCGAAGCGATCCTGAGATACACCGAAGGCGGTTGCACGAAACACGGCTACGAACAAATAAAGACCTTTGCCAAAGAGATATATCTGCAATCCGATTTAGCGTTGCAGATGGAAGGAGAAAACCATGTATATCAATCCAGAGATTTATAACTACGAAGAATTGAAAAGTACAGATAAGCCGTATATAGATGGATTTGATGCAGCTATCGAAGAGTTATCGGAGGGCTGTAATGAATACATCATAGATCAGGTCTGTGCAGAGCATGAAGATGTAGAGAGCATAACCGGTCAGATGAAACGGGAACTGATAGATGCGGCATTTTCGCATTTGCTGACAGTCCTGGAAGGCAGACGGCAAGACATCATTGTTTCGATGATTGACGGATATGATGATGAATGATAAAGGGGTGGGGATATGAAGGTAATCAACATTGTATCAGCAATCTTTGTAGTAGGATTTTACTTCGCATTGCTTTACACAATACCCAGGGCGATAGCAACATTTGACGGACAGGATATAAAATTCGCGATATTGAATGTGTTTTTGTTTGTATGGTTTGCGTTTTTATTCAAGGGAACAGCAAAAGGGGGTTGTGAGGATGGCTAATATTTGTTTGGCGATAATCGTGATAACAACGATAGTCGGTGCTGGATGTGTGTTATTCGGTGCGGCAGACTACCGCGACACGATGGATTGGATGAAGCAACAGGAAGAATATCTAAGGGAAATGGAGAAGAATAAGGCATGAATAAGGCGATACTGACAGGACGATTGACAAAAGATGTTGTATTATCAGACAAAGGAGTTGCAAAGTTTACAATCGCTTCACAGCGCAGCTTTAAGGACAGCAACGGCAACTACGGAGCAGACTTTATAAACTGTACGGCGTTTGGGAAAGCAGCGGAGTTTATAGAGAAGTATTTCCACAAAGGTTCGCAGATTTGCGTAGAAGGAAGAATCAACACAGGATCGTTTACTAACAAAGACGGGCAGAAAGTCTACACCACGGATGTAGCGGTTGAAAAAGCCGAGTTTATGGGTAGCAAGGCTGAAAATGATTCGGCACAGGCGAAGAAAGAGGAAAGTCCTAAAACGGATTCGGCAGACGGATTCATGAACATTCCCGAAGGCGTAGATGATTTGCCGATGTTTGGCTGAAAGAGGTTTGTATGACAGGCAGAGAATATCAGGAATTAGCGGCAAGGACGATCAATCAGGATTTGACACTTATCGGACAAAGGAATCATGCTCTTTATGGGATGGTAGGTGAGATCGGAGAAATCCATTCACTTTACCAAAAGGAATTACAAGGACACGGGATGCCGAGTAGGGAACACCTTTTGAAAGAATGTGGGGATTTATTGTGGTTTGTTTCAGAGTTCCTTACCTCACAGGGCATGAGTTTTGATGATTGCATGGAGATCAACATTGACAAACTGAAAAAGCGTTATCCAGAAGGATTTACAACGGATCGCAGCTTACACAGAGAAACAAACGATATTTAGTTTCGTTGGTTTTGCATAGATACTCCTTTCTACAAGGTTTGGCTGGCATGGTTGCTATTTCGTAACAGGCACACGGAATATTAAGTCCGATTCTTAACAGTCAACTATACGTTTTGCCATAACGTATTACTCCAATGATCGCTACGCGGGGTTGCCACAGACCTCGCGTAGCACCCACACAAAGAGGATAGAGAAATGTTAAAGATAGATGGACAGAGCATATACCTGACAAGGGGAGATACAGCAGAGATTTCCACAACGGCAACGCTTGATACGGGTGATCCGTATGAGTTTGCTACGGGAGATATTGTTTATTTCCGCATGGCTATTAAGCCGGGTCAGGATGTTGCGCTTGAAAAGGAATGCACGGTCGATGTTGGAAACAACAAGGCGGTGCTTTATCTTGTTCCCGATGATACACGGGATATGAAATTCAAAGTTTACCGCTACGAATTTGAACTGATTTGTGCAGAAGATGGCGGTCATTACACATACATCGTAGATCAGCCTTTTGAGATTGGGAAGGAGATTGAACAATGAGTGATATCATTGCTAACAAAGGTTCGATTTCCGGCGAAGTCACAAGCGGAACTGGTGAGATAAGTGGTGGTACAGTCACAAAAGGCAAAAGTTTGTCTGCCGGAGAAGTTGCGAGGAATGCAGGTGGTACGCATAACTACGAAAATCTTGTAAACCTTCCGCAAGTAAACGGCGAAACGCTTATCGGTGATAAGTCGAGCGAAGATTTACATATCGTTGCGGTCAAGACTTCCGCTGAATGGGCGTTGTTGACTACGCTTGTTTCTGTCAAAGGCGAGGTTTACGTGTATTCAGATGCCGGACAGGATGCAGACGGGAATCCGATACCGAAAGTCAAAATCGGTGACGGGCTTGCATACGTTGTTGACCTTCCGTTTGCGGCGGCGACAGACTTGCGAATAACTGACGAAGATATCACGAATTGGAATAACAAGGTTTCTATCAGGGTTGATGATGAAATACTAATCTTTTATTGACGGAGGACTTTAAGATGGCAGATGTTAGACAGGTTCAAACGCAGAACGGCACTTTATACAATTTCAGAGATAGCAGAGTAGATACGCTCAATCAGTTTGATTATGCCGTTTGCACCACGGCAGCAGATACGCCGTATGGTATTCAATGGACAAGTGGTGGAACAACGATCACAGGAACACTTGTTGCGGCGGCGAATACGATGTATAAAATCTATCTTGTTCCGGCAAGCACCACGGGAACAAATGATACGTTTGACGAATATATCACAATAAAGACAGGAACTGATCCGAACTTCACATACTCTTGGGAAAAGTTAGGTAGCATTACTGTGCCTGATTTATCCAACTATGTATCGAAAACGGAAGCTGGCGCACTTGCATACGAAAATACCGCAAGCGGAACATTTACGCCTGAAGGTGCTGTTAGCAAACCGAGCATTACAGTAACGCCTTCGAAAGCAGATATCCCGAATGTAACGAGTGTCGGTACTGCACCGGCATTTACGGTAGAGAATGAAGTTTTGATTTTCGATCCTGGCACTACACCTTCACTTGGCACGGCGATTTCCGCCTTGACAGGCGCAACAGCGGCTCTTGACGATGCACCGACTTTTACAGGAACAGCTGGAACGGTTACTGTTGGCGCGAACTCATAAGAGAGGTATCAATATGTCAGAATTTAGTCAATTCAAATCTACTCCTTCGAGTAGTCCGATAGATGTAAAAGACGCGGTAGCAAGGCAACAGCTTGAAAACAAAGCAGATAGCGTGGATGTAGAAGGTACAAAAACCACCTCCGGCAATCCCCTCACCCTCACGGATTGCGCCCCGATAAACGCAGAGAGCCTTGTGGTAGAGTTAGAACCGAAACAGGATTTACACGGACAGAGTGCGCCTTATGTTGGGGGAGCAGGGAAGAATAAAGCTGTATTGAAGTTGTCAGATATTAAGGACAACAATACCACAGGAACATGGTCAGGAAATGTCTATACTATCAACAACGGAACGATAACGGTGCTGACGGATAGTGACGGAAATGTGACGGGAATTAAGGTCAATGGCACGTTTAATGCGACCACTATTGTCCGCGTGTCGAGTGATATACCATTAATTCAAGGCACTGCATATAAACTCAATGGATGCACGTCTGATACTAATAATTGCCGTTTGGATTTGACGGGTAATACAAGCGGGTCAGAATCGTATGTAAATATTGATGGGGATACATCATTTACGGCAGGACAGTCATCGTTTAGAATGTCAATAATAGTTAATAGTGGGTATCAAGCAAGCAATATAATGCTCTATCCGATGCTCCGCCTTTCCACCGAATCCGACAGCACCTTTGCGCCTTGGGAAAACATCTGCCCCATAACAGGATATACAGAGTGTGAAGTGGATGATGTTGGGAAGAATAGACTCCCTATGACGTTATCGAGGTTAAAATCACTCAATACAGGTGGCACTTGGACAAACAATACTTATAATAGATATGGTGTTGATGTTACAGTACAAACAGATTCTAATGATAGAGTAATAGGCATAACATATAAAGGTACATCAACATCAGCATTTTCGTTTGTTTTAGCAAACAAGGATGATATATCAACACTATTCGATGAAAGTATAACGCTGACTGGTTCTCCGAAAGGTACTACAACATCTAACGGATATTGTATGATATATAAATATAACGGTTCAAATAATGCTAATGATGTTGGTGATGGAGTAACGGTTACAATCACGGAAAATAACTCTGTTCTTGTGCAAATTTACGTTTCGGCGGCTAATATTGTTTTTGATAATAAGTTGTTTAAGCCTATGATTAGGTTTGCTAATGTAACAGATGCTACCTATGAACCCTACCAATCATCAAATGCAACTATCCAATTCGGGCAGACGGTTTACGGGGGAGTGAGTGACTTTGTGAATGGGGGAACGAGTGATAACAGAAATGAGGTGGTATTTGATGGTAGTAGTGATGAAACATGGTATCTTTATACGGCATCTGGTGTAAATCAATTCCATTGTCCTCAAATTAGCGATATTAAGCCTTACGTTGCCGGATATGTAGCAACTATGTGCGATAGGTTTAGAAGTATATCTATTGATAACAGGGCAAATAACTACTATACGTGCTATTATGGTGATGGCTTTATTGCATTTAATGTGCCTGACATTGCAGATGTATCAGCGTGGAAAACGTGGCTTGCAAGTAATAACGTGCAAGTTGTATACGAAAAAGCCACACCCACGCAACTCTCCACACCACCCACTCCCTTAAAACTCCTACAAGGCACAAACAACCTATCAGCAGATGGCGTGATGCAGATTGGGTATCAGCCCGATAATGTGGTTGGGGAAGTTAAGGGGGAGATTGAACAGCACCTTGAAATGCCGTATCTCAGAATCCTTGACAACAACGTAGATACACAAATCAATAATTACCGCATATATTACCACTTCATTTCAAGCGCATATACGCTTGTAAACATGGCTGAAATGCTACAACACCGCTTTATACTTGTAGAAGTTATACAAAACCCTTCAGGCACAGCAAACCATGACCTATTACATTCCGCTCTCATTGACCCTCGCACGATTGACGGATTTACATACTCAATGAAAGCAGGGGGGAGTGATTACATAGATATTGAATCAAATCTGAGTGGAAACAAGTTTAATCTGTCATTGAGAACCACAAGCAGCTCTTATAATGACGGAGACCCGACAGACTACTATGTAACGATAAGGATGGTGGATTGATATGGGAAAGATATGTAGATTAACAAGTGACAAAACAAAGTAAATCGTATATACTATATGTGTTTATCAAAAATCTTCGGAGGTACGCTTATGAGTGACGAAGAAAAAAGAAATGCTGAACCGGTGCCTTACTTTATCCATGAAGGCATGATGCAGAGAATGTCGGATAACAACAAAAGACTTTTGATTGCCTTAGTTGCCGCTTTGACTGCCTTACTTTTGAACAATGTCACATGGATTGTGTACGAAGGTGTGGTGAATAATAACAAACAGGAGATTGTGCATGAAGAAACCGATCCCTGATTTGTCACGAACGGAAATTGAACACTTGATCCATGAATGGGTGTTTAATGAACGTGACAGGGCGATACTTTCCAGAAGGTTGTTGGATGGTCTTACGTTTGACGAATTAGCCTTCGAGTTTGATCTATCGCCACAAGGCGTAAAGCATATAGTTTACAAAGGGCAGGATAAGATTTTCAAACACATATAGATTATACAAAATTTGAACGAAACTTAGGCTTCCGATTGCTTTCGGAAGTCTTTTTTTATTGCTACCATTTAGGCATGAATTACATTTACAAGAACAATAATCCAATAAAGAAAAGGACAGGCGATTGCGTGATCCAGGCTTTGTGTAATGTACTCGATAAAACATGGGAGGAAGTATTTATCGGTTTAGCAGAAATATCATTACTCATATACGATTTGCCTAACAGTAATTCCGTTTGGGATATTTATTTACGCAATTATGGTTTCAAAAGAAAAGTAATACCAAACACTTGTCCTGATTGCTACACCGTATTTGATTTTTGCAGAGATCATCCAAACGGATCATTTGTTTTAGCAACTGGAAGTCACGCGGTTTCTGTCATAAACGGAACGATATTTGATACATGGAACAGTAGCAACGAAATAGTTATTTATTACTACGAAAGTGAGGACTAAACAATGGTGACTTATCCGCAATATCCGATGTTTCAACAGCCGATGCCTGTTTATCAGGCTATGCCACCACAACAACCTATTCAGCAGATACAACAGCCGCAAGTGAGTAGTAATGCCGGAAATATCGTTCATGTGCAGAGTGAAGATGAAATGAGAAGTTATCCGGTCGCTCCTGGTAATACTGTCATTTTCAAGAATGACAATGCACCTTATATTTACACAAAGACAATGGATAGTTCGCAGCTTGGACAGCCTATTTTTGAGAAGTTTAGGCTTGTAAAAGAAGAGGAAGAAAAGGTTGAAGAGGTTATGAAACAGCCGGATATTAAGGACGATATTGTTTCTTTGAAATCAGATGTGGAGTTTATCAAAAAGAAATTGACGGAGATTGCGAAACAGAAGTGCGAATGCACAAAGAAGGTGGGTGAAGATAAATGAACATGATGAATCTGATAAATCAGTTTGGTCAGTTTATGAAAGAACCTACGAAGTTTGTACCGCAAGAATATTTGAACAATCCGAACGCGGCTATCCAACAGTTGATGAATAGTGGCAAATTGACACAGGATCAGTACACACAGGCTGTCAATATGGCGAAACAGATACAGAACAATCCGATGTTTATGCAGTTATTCGGAAAAAAATAGATATTAAGACGAGTGCGCATAAGTCTTGATATACCGGCTATTCGTATAGAGAGTAGTCGCTAACCTAAAAAATCTTATAGGAGGTAAAAAGAAATGGCTATCACTAATGGTAACTCAGACATTGTAATGCCCGTAAGTCCTATGGGCGGTGTTGGTGGTTTCGGCGGCTTTGGCGGTGGAGATTGGGGAAGTCTTATTGTCCTTTTCCTGATTTGTGCTTGCTTTGGCGGCTTTGGAAACGGTTTCGGTTTCGGCGGCGGTGGAGCAGAAGGAACATTCCCGTGGCTGTTAGCGGCTAACCAGAACACAGGAAGTCTTGTAACAAGTGGTTTCGATCATGCCGCAACACAGGCACAGCTTGGTGATATTCAGAGTGCTATCACAAGCGGCTTTGCAAGTGCGGAAGTAGCCGGATGCAATCGTGCTATGGACGCTATGCAGACAGCATACAACAATCAGATCGCAACGATGAATCAGACCTTTGCTAATCAGCAGGCTTTGAATGCACAGCTTGGCGGCATTGAAATGCAGTTGCAGAATTGCTGCTGCGAGAACAGGGCAAACATCGCTGACTTGAAGTACACCGTTGCAACAGAAGCGTGTGCAGACAGACAGGCGGTAAATGATGCACTCAGAGATGTAATCGCATCTAATACGGCGAACACCCAGCGTATTCTCGATCAGCTCTATCAGGATAGACTGAGTGATAAGAACGATCAGATTCTTGCATTGCAGAATCAGGTCAATATGCTTAGTCTTTCCGCATCTCAGACGGCACAGACCGCGCAGCTTATCGCTGACAACACGGCTCAGACACAGTATATCGTGAACAGGGTTGCTCCTTATCCGATTCCGGCTTACACGGTTGCAAATCCTAACACAGTAGTTGTGGCTGCATCATAAGAAAGGCGGTGTTGTTATGGATTTCATTTACAAAATCGAAGATCGCCTTTTAAGTGAACTTGAAGAGATTGAATCCAAAATCCAGGGCGGCGAACCTATTTCGCATGATTGTTTGGACGATATTAAGGATATCTCGGAAGCACTTAATAACTTCACAACCTACTCCGCTATGAAAGAGCGTGGGTATTCACAGGATTCAGGTATGTCGCGTGGGTATTCGCGTGGTAGATATAGCCGGAATGGTTATTCAAGAGGTGGCTATGACGATTGGGGAAGAGAACCCCGTAATATGTACTAAAAACTTGGGTGGCTTTTTGCCACCCTTGTTTCAACTAACTATTGACTACGAAATTCTACCCTCCTACCATTGATATATAAATAGGCTATATAAGTGGGGAATATCAATGTTAAAAGAGATTCAAGAAGTATTTGATATTGTAAAACAGAATAATAGCCTTGATGCCTTGGAAGTCGGTTACGATCTTGCTGTTAGCGCGTTTGGGAAAGAGGAAACACACGATGATGGTATCGTTGTGGCTAAATATGTGCGTGACAGGATTGAACGAATTATCGTGCCGGATATCGAAGATGAAGTTACCCGTGTTCGTGAAGTATGGCGTATTATGGATACTCTTCGCGACAATGTTCAAGTGACGGAAGAAACAGACCTTTATTTGCGGATTCTTCTTCTGTTGGCTCAGAACAAGGATTTTGATAGTTATTTGCTTTACTTAGAGAAGAATAGGCTGCAAAAGGAACGCTTTTATTTGCCTAAGAGAAAGCAATTTATTAAACATGGTATCATTCCGGCATTACAAGATATGCTCGATGATAAACTCGATATTCTTACAATTTCTGCCGTGCCTGGAAGCCAAAAAACAACTTGCGAAAAGTTCTTTAATTCCGCTATTATCGGTTGGTTTCCAAATGATTTTAATTTGTTCTTTTCGCATTCGTCTGATATATGCCGTATGTATTATGACGGCGTGTTGGATATATGCACAAACAGACAGGAGTATACATGGTTAGAGATATTTGCCGGACTTGATGTAAACAGGACGAACGCAAAAGCCGGAAGTTTTAATGTTGGGAAATTCAGAGGATTTTCTTCACTTCAAACAACATCGGTGGGAAGCGAAAACGCTGGTAAGGTAAGAGTATCTCCACATGGTTATTTGCTTGTGGATGATATGATTGGCAAGTTGGAAGAAGCGTTGAATAAAAACATTTTGGATAAGTTGTGGAATGTTTATTCCGTAGACGCAAGACAAAGGAAATTAGACGGCGCAAAAGAAATTCATATCGCTACCCGTTGGAGTGTACATGATGTAATCGGAAGATTGCAAAGGCTTTATGACGGAAATAAAGATGTAAGGACAAGATTTATAGCGATCCCAGATATTGATCCCGAAACGGGGAAAAGCAATTTTGACTATGAATACATGGGATTTACAGAAGATTTCTTCCACGATCAGGAACTTGCGATGGACGATATTACATATCGTTGCCTTTACAAGAATCAGCCGATAGAACGTGAAGGATTGCTTTATCACGAAGAGGATTTGAGAAGATACTTGTCATTGCCAGAAAAACAGCCGGATGCAATTTTATCTGTATGCGATGTAAAGGGAAAAGGAACAGACTTCATGTTTCTGCCTGTTATGTATCAATACGGCGAAGATTATTACCTTGTCGATTGCGTATGTGATGATAATGCAGACTATGAACTGCAATATGCAAAACTGACGGATGTAATCGTCAGAAACGGCGTACAAGCGTGTGAGTTTGAAAGTAATGCCGGTGGTGACAGAGTTGCCGTAGAAATTGAAAAGAGAATAAGGGAACAGGGCGGTAGTTGTACGATAACAACAAAGCCGACAGAAACAAACAAGGAAACAAGGATCATCGTCAATTCTGAATGGGTAAAGCGAAGAGTTTTATTCCGTGACAAGTCGCTTTATTCACCGAAAGAAGATTACGGCGTGATGATGAATTGGTTACTTTGCTATTCAACAGTTGGGAAGAACAATCACGATGATGTGCCGGATGGTCTTGCTAACTTTAGGCTTTATGTCGATGGTATGCGTCCGAAGCTGGCAACTATTGAAGCTGTGTTTAATCCATTTAGATCAAGGGGAGTGTACGCGATATGACAGAGAATGATTTGAAACGGGTTTACTACATGAATAAGCATATCCAGAGAAGGATTGACAAGATAGATGCTCTGCGGTCTGCAATCGGCAATTCTGCGGTGCGTTATGACACTGATCCTGTTCAATCGTCAGGTGGCATTGATAGATTAGAGCGTGTTATTGCTGAGATCGTTGATCTTGAAAAAGAGGTTGACGAAATGACTGACAGATATATCGCTTATAAGGGGAAGATGATAGCAAACATTGACAAAATACCGAGTGAACGCGACAGGGATGTTCTGTATAGTAGATACATTTTGTTTATGCAATTCAATGACATAGCAAACGATCTTCATTTAGATGCAAGCTGGGTGAGGAAAATCCATAAAAGGGCAATGGATAAATATGTTGAAAAATCGCCAAAAACCACAAAATGTTGTGGTTAGTATTGACACGCCCATCAATATGTAGTAAAATGGTATGTGAGAAAGTAGATAGTTTACCCCAATACATTCTTCATTTTCTTATTTCTTTCGATTTAAGGCGCGATTCCGTTCCCCGGTCGCGCCTTTTTGCGTGGAGAAAAACATGAACTCAATGACTTTTCAGGATATCGTCAAAGGACGGTATGGACGAAAAATTGCATATACAGATGTTGAACGTATTACTGCCGATAATGTTGTCAAGGTTTTAGGCAATGCTATCGGCGTTTTTAATTTCAACAAGGTCGCTATCAAGTATCTTTGGGATTACAAAAACGGAGATCAGCCTTCACTTTATCGGACAAAAACAATCCGTGATGATGTGTGCAACAAAGTTGTTGAAAATCACGCATGGGAAATCGTGCGGTTTAAGACAGGTCAGACTTACGGCGAACCGATTATGTATAACAGTTTGTCGAAAGAAGAGAAAGTAAATAAGGCTGTTGATAGGTTTAACGGATATTTGCGTTCAGCCGGAAAAGCGGCAAAAGATATTTCGATGGGTGAGTGGCAGAGTGCTACGGGTGCAGGATTTGAAGCGGTGCAGCTTCGTGAAGATGGCGCAGATTTGCCTTTTCGTATTGTAGTTCCTTCTCCTATGAACACTTTTGTTATTTATCAGAGACAGACGCAAGAACCGATTATGTCTGTACAAGAGTTGAAAGACGAAGAAAGCCGTGTTTACTATCAATGCTTTACAAAAACGCATGAGTATCGCATTCAGAACAGCGGTCTTTTACCGCTTTCAATGACAGGCGATAACACTCCTGTCTATGAGAGATTACATACATTTGGTGAAATTCCTATTGTTGAATATCCGAACAATCAGGATAGGTTGTCTGACATTGAGATTGTTATAACGCTTCTCGATGCCATTGATAACTACCAATCTCAGCGTGTCGATTCTGTTGAACAGTTTGTAAATTCGTTTATTAAGTTTGTAAACTGTGACATTGATGAAGAAACATTCCAAAAGATGAAGATGCGCGGTGCGTTCGTGGTCAAGTCAAACAACGGCTCAGATAATAAAGCCGATGTTGACATTATGACACAGGAACTCAACCAGACGCAGACGCAAGTTGCGAAAGAAGATTTGTGGGATAGCGCACTTGACATTTTGGCAATTCCGAACCGACAAGAAAGCGGCGGCGGTGATCGTGCCGGAGCGACATATCTCAGAAATGGTTGGGATCATGCAAAACAGGCGGCACGAATTAAAGATGCCTATGTGATGGAAAGTGAATATCGCTTATCCATTTGTATCAGGAATGCAATTCGTGTAAGAAAAGGCGAAAAAGAATTGCCTATTACGGTTGCAGATTATGAACCGGTTATCAATCATTCGCCTACTGACAATATGCAAGTCAAGGCGCAGACCTATCAAATGTTGGTACAAAACGGAATAGCACCTTTGGTAGCAATCCGCACAACTGGTCTGTGGAATGATCCTGAGAAGGTTTATATGTTGTCAAAACCTTACCTGGATAACCTTTATAAAACAATAGATGATGCGATAGAACAGCAGAACTTGCAAGATCAGGTCGCAAAAGCACAAGAGTTGATAGCAAATGGCACTTCAAAAGAAGGACGAACTGAACAATCTAATAGCGATACCGTATGAAACATACTTCGGTGAGATGGGTTTATCGAAGAAAGAAATTGAAAGACGGATTGCATTAGCAGACTTGCTTGACGATGTTTTCATCATGCTATTTACGCTT